GGGGGTTTGTTTAATTAAGGCGAAATTGTGGCGAGGCATCGGGAGGCGTTGATATCGCTGGGGTTTCGAGCGGCTGGCGGTGGGATCGGGCGGCGGATATTCGGAAAGCGGTATGAACGGGGAGCGTTTGCGGTATGTAGGTTTCCGTCGGATGGTGGGGGTTGACAGGCGTTAAGAATACCGTTACCGCTCGCGACGAGCGCGGCAAGCGAGGCCAGAGCGGTAAAACCGGGGGCGAGTTAAGCGCCGGTCGCGGGGTCCAGATCACACACAGGGCGAGGAATCGGGCCGATTAAGGCTCGCTGGCGGGGTTTGCGCGCGGATCGTCGCGGGAAAAATATTCCCCTGATCGCTAGGTTTCGGGGAATATCTCACCGCGAAATCGGGCGGGGAGCCTTAGAATAATTTTCCTTTCAATCGGGCGGGGTTTCGGGGAAAAATATTCCCCTGGCAGGGCGGGGCGAGGTATCGGCGCGCGGAAGGTCGCGCCGTTATGGATTGACAAGGATCGTTTCATTCGTTACCGTCCCCTGACGGGACGGTAAAACGCAGGGGGCCCGGTATATCGTGACGCAGAAGGTCGCCGACGCGCTCGAAAAGATAGCTCGCGAGCTTCACGGCGCGATGACGCCAGCCGAGAGGGCGACCATGGCCGAGGCTGTGGCGGCGCTCAGGATCACGCGGCGCCCGGGCAAGAAAAAGCCCGGCGGTTAGGCCGGGCTGATAGGCGGGCGAGGGGTCGTTATTTGCAGGCGTTGCGGGGCAGGTATTCGCCCGTCTCGGTATCGAACGCCAGTAGCTTGATTGCGACTCCAGGTGACTCGAATGCCCTCCGGTATGCAACGCGCCCGCCGCTGATTAGCGAGCCTAGGACGCGGCCAGCGGCGCGCTTGCTCCGATGATGACTGACGACATGCGGTTGGCCTATGTGCTCGCCTACACGGTCGCGCTCTAGGGAGTATTGCTGAATCGTTACCAGATACACGGTGGCCTCATATCCGCCCGCACGCGGGCTCTAGGGGTTTCGGGTAGGGGTGTAGCGGGGCGGCGCGTTAAGCGGCCACGCGAGCGCGCTGGATGGCCGCTAGAGCCTCGCTATAGGTGAAGCCCGCTAGACGGTCGCACGCGACGCTATAGGCGTCATCTAGCGAGTACCCGGCGCGCTCTAGCTGGCGGACCTTGTAGGCTGGCAAAGGCGCGACTCCGTAGAGTCGGCAAGCGTCGCGGTGTTCTGTCTCATAGGATATATCGTTATTCATCACGTTAATCCCTCTCTGTCTTATGTGTCTGTCTTATGGTAGGCTAGCGCGCGAATTCCATACCGTCGCGGAATTCCACGGTCTCGCCGGTCGGAAGCGTCACGAACCATTCATGGGCGCGCTGGTAAACCGAATATCCTAGCGAGAACTGACGCGCCGCCTGATTCATTTTCCGCTTCGTCGTCACGGTCTCATATCCGCCCGACCGAAGCCTCACGCGCTCGCTAGTCCAAGCCACAATGGGCGTGCGAACATAGGTAACCACGGTTTCGCCGCTATCGTTCGCGGCAATCGTGGTCCGGTATTCACTGAGTCGATCCATACGGGGCATATCATTCCCTCACAATCGGGCCACGCACCACACGCGGCCACTACGCCGGAAGGCCCGCCAGCGCGTGCGCCTCGGGCCTTGGGCCGCTCAAGCGGCAATGGTGGCGGGGTTAGGCCATGCGCGAAACCCAAGCCTCTGCTTCCTCTCGCGTAGGCCACGGCGCGCGCCCTATGCCCACCGTCCCCCGCTGGTTATCGCGTACCGTGAAGCCTACCGATTCGATGGCCCACCGTCCACGCTCAGCGTCAGACACCCAAGGGACCGCGCCATAGATGCTGGCTGTTCGCCCATCGTCGCGCTTCCATCGGCGCGATTCGATCACGTCATATCGAGTCATGCTTTCCCCCAAATCAAAGAGCGGTTCGAAGGTTATCGAAGCGCCACGTGATATGTTGGCGCAACCAGTCTAGGGCCGCATCCTTTGAAGGCCAGATTCCGTGCAGCGGGTCGCCATTGCGGACTAGATACCATTCGTCCGATCTCAATTGCCGCAGCTCATAGTTTCCAAAATTCAGGTTCATCGTCTTACCTCTCGCGGGGCCATCCCGCACCCCAAAGGGTCCGCACGCTGAGCGCCGGACCCTAGGGGCGATGATTCGCGATGGTGGGCGGGTGTTAGGTGTTGCGCGCCTCCCTCAGTTTGGCGACGTCGTGCGCCAGTGCGTCAAACATCTCTAGGATGCGCGCAACGTGGTACGAATCATTGCCGTCTGACCAATAGGCGACTTGCGCGTGTTCCGTTATCTCTCGGGCTGAATATGCAATGTCGATTAGGCTTCTCTTGCGTTCGGTCACCGTGTGTCTCCCTTGCCAATACCTAGTGTCCTATACCGCCATCTAACCTGTGTAAACCCTGAAAACGATATAGGGGCGGTTTTTTTAGGGGTGGGGGGATGATGGGCGAGGGATCGTGGGCGCTGTGGCGATGGCTGGCGATCCAGGAGGCCCACCCACCCATTTTGCTAGGGAAGCGGGCGCGTGGGTATAGGTACGGCCACCCAGCCCCACACCCAGAAAAAATATCAATCATGCCATCGTATCCCGATAATATATAATGTTGACAGCCCCCGAATTACAGGTATGTTTCCGTCCGTGATGGCGGCGTGGAAGGACACGCGGCAGTCGGGGCGCTGAGATGCGTCGTGCGGCTTAACTGGCATTGCGCTGGCATGGGATCGGCCACCCGTGCGACGGTTGAGTGGCTTTCGCGCAGGCTGGCGAAAAGCCGGTATCAAGCCCGGCCCATCGCGAATTATATTCCGAAACCCAAACCCGAAAAACCCCGTCCGTAATATAACGTAAATTCCGAAACCCGAAAAATAATACGGTTGACGCGCACCGAATTTATGGTGATATATCGGAGACGGAAACGGAGGCAGCCGGTGAAGACGTTGCGGATGCAGAGGCTGCGTGGGGATATCGTCCGTATCTGGATCGAGGGTCCTGATGGTGAGATGTCGATTGAGGGTCAGTTCGAGCCGTGGATACGGGAGTGGCTGGACGGTGACACGGGACGTCTGACGGTGTTGACGGGTGATGGCATTGAGGCGTGGGGTGTGCTGGAGGGCGGGAAGCGGTGACGGTGGAGACGGACGTCACGGGCGAGGATAACGAGGCCATCTGGGGTGTCCAGGCGGATGACCGGATGACGCCGGAGGCTGTGTTCGTCGAGGAATACGTTCGGTCTGGGAATGCGTTTCTGGCGTGTAGCAAGGCTGGGTTTCGCGATCCGCGTTATCCGATGGATGTGACGGCGCAGAGGACGCTGGAGCGGCCAGAGATACAGGCGGCCATCCGGGCATATCGGAAGGCGGGGTTTGGGAAGCAGCGTCGTGTGGGGGAGTACACGCGGGAAGTGATGCTGCACGAATTGCAGATGGTTCATGAGAAGGCGTTGGAGGCGGGGGCGTATGGCCCGGCGATTACGGCGGTGAATACGCAGGCGAAGTTGCTGGGGTTCATGGATCAGACGGTGAATGTGAACGTGCGGATGACGGCGCAGGAGTTGCCGCTGGATGAGTTGCGGCGGCTGGTGGCGCAGGGGCGGGGTGAGGTTGTGGACGCGGAATATGCGTTGGTGGAGGATATGAGGGATGATTAAGGTTCGCGCCGTATTTGGCATGGAGGGCCGTGATCTGTGGCTGGACCCGCGCGAGATCGCGGCTGTCGAGGAATCGGCTCTGGCCGCCGCCATCCAGGCCTTGGGCCGGGTTCAAGGCGAGCCGCGTCCGGCGACGGAGGTGACGCTGAAGGGCGGATCGCGGTTCCTGGTGGATTGTGACGCGGCGACGTTTATGGCGGAGATGGAGGATATGAGGGATGAGTGAGGATGAGGCGCTGAAGGTACCGTATCCGTATAAGGACCGGCCCGATGAGACATACCTTCCGTGGCGCGAGGATTGGGGGAGGGTCTGGGGGTTCGGCTCCGTCAAGGCCGAAGGCGAGCCTGTCGATGAGTCGTGGCCGTATTATGGACCGGTGAAGCGCAGAGTCTGGCGCGGTGTCCGGCTGTGGATCGCGAACCGGATTGGCGCGCTCGCGACGTGGGTGAACAGGGATTGGAGTGATGACCGTGGGTGGTGAGGCGATGAAGGCGGGCTACCGCGTCACGACGCACCACTGGCTTGAGAACTCACGGGGAGCGGTTCACCTGTATATCGAACACTGGAGCAATGAGATTGAGGTTGTCGTGTTCGATGGGGCGCTGCCAGTTACGAAGCGGATCAAGAACCGAGAAACCGGGGGATATTGGACCGACGGGAAGCAGCCGGATCAGACGCAGGAGTGTCGCACGTTGATGGATGCCCTGTCTTTTGGTGGCGCGGTTGACTGGCGCGCGGAGGAAGTATGGATACCCCGATGACCGGCGAAACCCGCCACGCGGCCTGCCGTCACGGCTATCTGAACGAGCAGGCGTGGACGGTGATCGGTGACGCCGAGGAGCCGACGGTGCTGCCGATGTGTTCGTGGAAGCCGGTGGGTGCGGTTCCGCCGCCGGTATGGCGGTCGTGGGGCGGGCTGGTGGATGTCGAGCGCGATTGCGCGGTGTGTGGATGCTGGGAGGGGTTGTGATGGAATATATCGTCGGAGCCGTGCTGGGTTTCACGGTCGGCGCGTCGGTCGTGTGGCTGGCGGCGCGGTCGGTGATTCGTCGGTTGCGGCGTGAGATTGCGCCGTTCGATAGGGACGGCGATGGGCGGATTGGCGGGAGTAAGCGGCGGTGATCGCGAGGGGAAGCACGGATCGCGGGTGGTTTGACGTAGGCGATAGCGGCCTTCAGGAACCCGATGGGTGCACCAGATACGTCGCTGTCTGCGAGGGCAAACAGATTCTGCTGCGGTACTTCGAGGCAGGCTCCGAGGACGAGCGTGTGCTGTTCGACAGACTGCGCGAACTGCGAGTCGAAGTTTGTGACCCCGCGTGATTATCAGGAGGCCCGATCCGCCATGCGTTCGTGGCTGATGACCGACGAACCGAAGATATCACTGGACCTGTCCGCGCTGTCGTTTGACGAAGCCATGGATATCGTCGGACGGCTGGAGGCTGCGGATCGGTGGGTCAGGGAGCGGGAGGCAGGCGACCGAGCGTGACGCCAGCCAGCGAGCCCACATACGAAGAACTTCTAAAGGAACTCTTATTTAGAGAGGAGGCAATCCAGTCTCTCTCTAAGTATATCCATTACGTATCTGGGCTCGAACCACCGCCGCACATGAAGTTGGTCTGCGATGCACTGGAGGCTGTGGCTGAAGGGCGCATTAAAAGACTGATGATTAGTATGCCACCCGGCTCAGGGAAGGCGCTAGCTTTGGATACGCCCATTCCGACGCCGGATGGCTGGCGCATGATGGGGGATTTAAGGGTTGGGGATTTTGTCTTCGACGAAACCGGCCACCCTACTCGCGTCGTCGGCGTTTCTCCAATCTGGCGCAACCGTCCTGTTTACAGGGTGACGACAAAAGAGGGCGATGAAATCATCGCCGATGAATCTCATGAATGGTTGGTTCGTCGCTGCCGGAAAAGGGACGTTTGGAAGACCTACGAGACGGGTGATCTGTACCGGAAACAACTTGAGGGACAGCGCCCAGCAAAGGTTGCGGTTGCTGGCGCGCTTCAGCTTCCGCAAAGGGAATACAGCATCCATCCATACGTTCTCGGATGCTGGCTTGGCGATGGGACATCCAGCACCGCTGAAATAACGTCAATGGATGATGAGATTGTCCAGCGCCTCCATCAGATTGAAGGGGGTGAGTTGCGTGTTAACAAGCACAGGAAGGGGCGGGCGATAACGTTTAAGGTCGGCCCGAGTGGAGTTGGGTGGAATCCTCTGTGCCTTTCCTCCCGGCTAAGGGCGCTAGGGGTCTTGAATAACAAGCACATACCAGAAGAGTATTTCTGGGGAAGCGAGTCTCAGAGGTGGGACTTACTTCATGGCCTTATGGACACGGATGGGACCGTCGCCCCTAAGGGGCAGGCAACGTTTTCATCGTCAAGCGAGACTCTGGCGAGAGGATTTCAACAATTAGCCTTCTCTCTGGGCCTGAAGCCAACCATCATTAGTGGCCCAGCGCGCCTAAACGGAAAGACTTTCGGAACGCACTGGCGCGTGAGTTTCTATTCATCAAACGCTGCATTCTTGAGCAGGAAGAAAGAAAGAGCCAGGGATGCGGAAAGCTATGTATTTCGCTTCCTCAGTTTTGAGCCCGCAGGCTTCGCCGATACTGTTTGCATAGAGGTTGAATCCAAGTCTCATATGTTCCTGTGCGGCAGGTCAATGGTTCCAACTCACAACAGCCACGTAGCATCGCATTACTTCCCTTCATGGTATCTGAGCAAGTATCCGACGCATCACCTGATCGCGGCAGGTCACAAGCAGGAGTTGTCCGACAGTTTCGGCCTCAAGGTGCGAGGAGCAATACGGTCTGACGAGAACATGCGCCTGTTCCCCCAGGCCGGTATATCTAACGAGAAGTCCGGCGCGTCTGAATGGATGACGCTAGAGGGCGGCGGATACATCGCGACTGCTGTGGGCGCGAATATCACAGGTCGTCGTGGTCACATCCTCATGGGCGACGACCTGCTGTCCGGCGTCGAGGCGGCGGAGTCGAAGTCGCACAAAGAGAAACTGTGGTCATGGTTCGGTGCGGACTTCATGACGCGGCGCAGGAGCGCGGACACGCCGATCATCCTGATCGGAACCCGGTGGGCGATTGATGACCACTTCGGGAAGCTGGATCAGGCTGAGCGCGATGGCGTCGGCGATAAGTGGCACCGGATCAGTCTCCCGGCCATCGCGAAGGAAGACGATCCGCTAGGCCGGAAAGAGGGTGAGGCCCTGTGGCCCGAGCAGTTCCCGATTGAGGAACTGAAGAAGATCGAGACGCACCCGGCCATGACGCGCCGGATGTGGCACGCGCTCTACCAGCAGTCTCCTATAGTTGACACGGGCGGCATCATGGACCGCCGCTGGTTCAAGATGTGGCGTCAGCCGGACCCGCCGAAGATCAAGTACGTCATCCAGGCGTGGGATACGGCGCTCACGGCGACGAAGACATCGGCCTATAGCGCGAGCAGCACATGGGGCGTGTTCGACGACGACGAAGGCATCCCGAACGTGATCCTGCTGTCTACGTGGCGGGACCGCGTGGAGTGGCCGATCCTGCGGCGCATGGCGCAGAGGATGGCTACGGATTACCGGGACGATGCGTATAACATGCCGGTGAAACCGAAGGCTGGGCGCAAGCCGGATACGGTGCTTGTGGAATCGAAAGCCAACGGCCAGATGCTGATTCGCGACCTTGCCCGCGCTGGCATCATCGCGACCCCATGGAACCCGGATAAGTATGGCGACAAGATCGCGCGGGTGCGGCTGGTGACGGACCTGATCGAGAACGGACGCGTATGGTTGCCGGGTCAGCCGCCGTCATATGATATCCCCCGGAAGTTCGCCGAGGAGTTTCTGGATCAGTGCGTCGCGTTTCCGGCGTCGGACAGTCGCGACATGGTGGATACGATGTCGATGGCGCTGATGCGGCTGAAGGTGTCCGGCTGGGTCGTGAACACGGACGATCCGACGGTGCCGACGTATGATACGCCGGGTGAGCGACCTGCGTTTTATTGAGGAGCGGCCCCGAGGCGGAGGGAGGAGGAGGCCGAGGAGAGACACCCCGGAGCCGCAGGACGGTTATATATCTGGAGGGGTGGGCGTGTAAAGAGCGGTTGAGGCGGCGGCCCCGGAGCGGAACCCCCGGAAACCGCCGCCTCTGGTGCCCGTACCGCGATGACTAGAAGCATCCTTACGGGTAGCTTACCCCCTACCGTGGCACGGGGTCGTTTGCAGTCGCCGCGATGATTTATTATTAGACCACCCGCGCTTGTCGCGCTATAGGTTTCGGGCTGCGGCGGTGTGTAAAAGCCCACGGGACGATTGGACGGACGCCCGCTATTGCTGGCTCTGTGGCCTGAACTATCCAGCCCACCTTGTCGGGGACGCCCGGCCCGCAGCATCACTCTTTCCTGCTGCCCCGTGCGGTGCTACACAGTCACATGGCTCGGAAACCGCTCCTGACGCTCTCGGATACCTTGCGCCCGCAGATCGGCGTGGATGTGGATGACGTCGAGGGCGACGTCGATATCGAAATCGCCGACGACGAAGGGTTGATGGTCGAAGGCGCGCTCGTCACTGAAGACGAAGACGGCGGTTCGATCATTGATTTCTCGCCGCAGGACGAAGACGCCGCCGATCCGGGTGAGCATGACGTTAATCTGGCTGAAATTCTTGACGAATCAGAACTGACGGGTATTGCGACGACGCTCATGGCGGGTGTCGAGGAAGACAAGCGCAGCCGGGCTGAGTGGGAAACCACGATGCAGCGCGGGATTGAACTCCTGGGTCTGAAGATCGAGGACCGGACGACGCCGTTCCAGGGTGCGTGCGGTGTGTTCGACCCCGTGATGTCCGAGGCGGTGATCCGCTGGCAGGCCGTGGCGCGTGGCGAACTGATGCCTGCCGCCGGACCCGTGAAAACGCAGGTCATCGGGGTTCCGAATGCCGCCCTGGAAGATCAGGCCAGCCGAGTTAAAGACTGGATGAACCTGTATCTGACGGAACTGGCCCCGGAATACTACGAAGAGTTCGACCAGATGCTGATGTGGCTGCCGCTAGTCGGCAGCACGTTCAAGAAAGTCTATCAGGACCCGGTATTGGGACGTCCAGTGTCCCGGTTCGTGACGCCGGATAACTTCATCGTGAGTTACGGCACGACGGACCTGACGACATCGCAGCGTTTCTGCCACATCGTGCCCCTGACGAAGCGTCAGATGCGGCTGGCGCAGATTTCTGGGGCGTATCGCGACGTCGAATTGGGCGATCCGCAGCCGGACACGCAGTCATCTCAGGACCCGATCACGTCTCAGGTGGATGGCGTCAACGGGCAGCGTCCGGGCGCGGAAGGGACCGAGGAATACGAGGTCTACGAGGTCTATGCCGATCTTGAACTGCCCGAGCCGTTCGATCACCCTGACGGCCTGCCGCTGCCGTATGTGGTTTCGATAGATAAGTCCTCGCAGAAGGTGCTCGCCGTCCGCCGGAACTGGAAGGAAGGCGACGTTTCGTACCTGAAGCGTGAGTGCTGGGTGCACTTCAAGTTCATGCCGGGCCTCGGGTTCTACGGGCTGGGCTATGCGCACATTCTCGGCAATACGGCGAAGACGGCGACGTCGCTGAACCGCCAGTTGATCGACGCGGGCACGCTGAATAACTTCCCCGGCGGCCTGCGGGTCAAGGGGATGCGGCTGGAGGATAACAACCTCGGCATCGGACCTACGGAGTTCCGCGAGATCGACACGGGCGGCTTGCCGATTCAGCAGGCGATCATGCCGATGCCCTATAAGGAGCCGTCGGTCGTCCTGCTGGAACTGCTGAAAGAGACGCGAGACGGCGCACGGCAGCTTGCGAACACGGCTGAGATCGCGGTGGGCGACGGCAGGCAGGATGCGCCGGTTGGAACGACCGTGGCGCTCATGGAAGCGGCGACGCGCGTGCAGTCGGCGACACTGAAGCGGGCGCATAAGTCGCTGGGTCGCGAACTGAAGATGATCGCTGACCTGTTCGGCGAATATCTGCCGGATCGCCCGTATCCGTTCCCGGTTCGCGGTGGTCAGGCTGCGATCATGCGGCAGGATTTCTCGTCGAACGTCGATGTGATTCCGGTTTCCGACCCGAACATTTCGTCTTCGGCGCAGCGCATGATGCGTGCGGAGGCGTTGCTGCGGTTTGCGACGCAGATGCCGGAAATCCACGATATGCGGGCGGCGACGCAGCAGATGTACGTGGAAATGGGCGTCGATCCGCAGAAGATCGAGATGCTGTTGCCGCAGAAGCAGCAGCAGGCGAGGCCGCTGGACCCGCTGACGGAAAACCAGAACGCGATCATGGGTCTGCCGCTGAAGGCTGGGGAGTATCAGGACCACGACGCGCACATTGCGTCGCACGCGCCGATTGCGGAGAACAATCCGGCGCTCCAGGCTCACATCAACGAACACCTCGCGCTGAAAATGCGGGTTCAGGTGCAGCAGATCACGGGTCCGCTGCCGCCTCCGGGTCAGCCGCTGCCGCCCGAGGTCGAGAACCAGATCGCGATGGCGACGGCTCAGGCGATGCAGCAGTTGGGTCCGCAGTACAAGCAGCAGCCGCAGCCCGATCCGTTCACCGTGGTTGAGATGCAGAAGTTGGAGCAGCGCGACCGCGACAGTGAGCGCGACGCGGACACGAAAATTACTGTTGCAGAAATCGAAGCAGAGACCGATCTTGCGGTTGCGAATATTCGAGCCCGCTCGGAGGCTCGGAAGGCTATGTTGACTGGAGGTTCCCATGAACGACCCACAGCGCAGTAAAGCTGCGGCGATGTTTGGCAAGACGTTCATGGACGCCGCCAAGCCGACGCCGCCCGCGAAGAATTACGCGACGGCGCAGCAGAAGGTGGCGAACAGCCGCCCGATCCCGACGTATAAGGTCGGTGGCCCGGTGAAGAAGGCCATGGGTGGCGAGGCGCGGCAGTTCGACGAAGCCGTGGCGGCGATGCCGTCGCCGGTCATGCGGGCTGTCGGCGGCGCTGGCAAGACGCGCAAGGGTCAGGCTCCGATTAAGCGCGCCATGGGCGGCCCTGTGAAGCCCGTAAAGGACGGCTCGAAGAAGGACGCCGAGTACGGGGATTACGTTGCCGGTGAGAAGGATCGGAGGGCGTCGAAGCCCGTGAAGAAAGCAGAGGGCGGAAAGATAGAGAAGCGCGACGCCTATCTCGGAGAGGCGTTCCGTGGCGGGATGAACAGGGCAGAAGGCCTCCGAGGTCTCAAGGGCAAGTCTCCAGTCGAGGGTCAGTCCGACAAGGAGTGGAACGACTCCATTGAGAGAAAGGCCAAGAAGATTGAGCGCGAGTTCCTAGCGAGCACCAACAAACCTCGGAAGGGTGGCCCTCCCAAGGTCTCCTCTGATGAGATCATGGGCTCCATGGACCTCCGCCGGGTGCCCGTGAAGAAGGCCATGGGTGGCGTTGGCAAGATGCGCCACGATGTCCCGATGAAGGGTGTGAAACCCCATAAGGGAATTGGGGTGTAGACAGCATCCAGTTATTCGGCGTATAGTGCCCGCAGGTAATAACCGGGGCATTTATGAGCGCGGACGAATTGCGGCGACG